TTGTTTTACCTTACACTGAAATAACAAAAGGAACTGCGGGTACATATACTATTGCAGACGGTGTTGTTGGACAAGTTAAATATGTAAGTGTAAGTGGTGCTGGTACTGCAACAATTACTCCCACAAATTTTGGTGCGGGGACTACTATTGCGTTGCAACAACATGAAACCGCAACTTTAATTTTTGACGGAACAAACTGGCAAGTACTTGCAACCTACGGTGGTGCAGTCGCATAAGGAGAATAAAAGATGGCCGCAATTATAACAGATAAACTTAAAAATTTAGTCGTAGACTTAATTAAAGCAAACGACAGTGACGCATCAAATAAATATTATGCGGCGATTGGTCGTTCGGAAGCATGGAATGACTCAGATGTATCTCCGACTCCATTAAGAACCAAATCAGAAGAAAACGATTTTAGAAACTCAATGCAGTCTATGAAACTAGTTGCAGATGTTTCCTTAGTAATTCCCAGATATAACTGGTCAACTGGTACATTTTATTCTGCATATGATGATACTCAGGTTGGTAATACTAACGCATACTATGTGGTAAATGCAAACCAACAAGTATACATGGTTCTTCGTGCGTCTGTATCTGCAACTGGTACTGCAGTTGCATCAACAGTAGAACCAACTGGTAATACTACGGGTACACCTTTTAAAACTTCTGACGGTTATGTTTGGAAGTTTATGTATTCAATCTCAGCAACTGACGCAAACAAATTTCAATCTGCAAACTTTATACCAGTTAAAAGTATTCCATTTACAAATGTAAATTCTTCTATTGCAGAAGTAGAACAAAAGGCAGTTCAAGATGCGGCCGTCCATGGTCAGATAATTGGTTATGGTATTGAGTCTGCGGGTGCGGGATATGGTTCTGCACCAACCTTAACAGTACAAGGTAATGGTTCAAATGCGGCCGCAACTGCAACAATATCTGGTGGACAAGTGGTTAAAGTAGAAGTTGCAGATAGTTCAGATGCATCACTTAAGATTGCAAATTTTGGTAGTGGTTATGATTACGCAAATGTAGAAGTAAGTGGTGGAAGTCCAACTAAACCCGTAAAAGTTAGACCTATTCTTGCGAATAGTGGTGGGTTAGGTCATGATGCAACTATTGATTTTAAAGCAAGTGCAATTATGTTTAATGCAAAACCTTCGGGAACTGAAACTTTAGACTTTGTTATTGGACAAGACTTTAGACAAGTAGGATTAATAAAAAACCCACAAGTAGACTCTGCGGGACACGGTGGTAATGGAGTTTCAACTGCATTTACATCATCAACTGGTCGTGCATTAAAAGCATTAAACTTTTCTGCAGTAAATACTGAGTTTGGAGAAGATAAAACAATTTTAGGTGCAACTTCTGGTGCAAAGGCATTTATTGATAAAGACTCTGGAAACTCAGTATTCTATCATCAAAATGATGATACTGGATTTAAGTCTTTCCAAGCGGGTGAAACTGTAAACGAAACAGACGGAACTGGTGAAGGTGTATTAGATAGTGCGGGTGCATTTGAAACTACTTTTGAAGTAAACCCACATACAGGCGAACTACTCTACATTGATAATCGTTCTGCAGTCACAAGAAGTGCAGAACAAACCGAAGATATTAAAATCGTAATACAAGTATAAGGAATAAAAGATGGCAACATTTACAAAAAATAGTTTTGAAACCACATATAAAGATGATTTCGTTGATAGTGATAATTATCATAGAATATTATTTAACTCTGGTCGTGCGTTGCAGGCAAGAGAACTTACACAAATGCAAACTATTATTCAAGAAGAAGTTGCAAGGTTTGGTCGTAATGTATTCAAAGACGGTGCAGCCGTTAACCCAGGCGGCCCTACTATAAACAATTCCTTTGAATTTGTCAAGTTAAATACTACTACAAATCAATTACCAACTGATACATCTACCTTAATTGGATTAGAACTTACGGGTGCAACTTCAAGTGTAAAAGGTAGAGTAGTAAGAGTAGAAACTGCAAGTGGGTCAGACCCCGCAACTTTATATGTGCAATATACTGACACCGATACTAGTGGATTGTCTGGAACATCTGTAGTAAGATTTACTGCGGGTGAGAACATTACTGGTGGTGGAGAAACACTTACAGTGCAAACAACAAACACTGTTGCAAACCCAGCAACGGGTCAAGGTACAATCATAAGTAATGCGGGTGGAGACTTTTTTGTAAGAGGACATTTTGTTTTTGCAAAACCACAATCGGTATTACTTTCAAAGTATTCTAAGTTTCCAAATGAAGTAGTTGGATTTACCGTTGCAGAAGATATCGTCACATCTACCGATGATACTGCACTTTTTGATAATCAGGGTGCAACTCCAAACACTACATCGCCTGGTGCAGACCGATACAGAATTCAATTAACTCTCGCAAAAAAATCAGATGTTTCTGCGACAGATAACTTTGTATTCTATTGTGATGTTGTTGACGGAGAAATAATTGAACAAGTCACGGGTGCAGATAATTACAATAAAATTAATGAAGTTCTTGCACTTAGAACAAAAGAAGAGTCAGGTAATTATATTGTAAATCCATTTAGAGTAAACTTTGAAGAAGACTCTGCGGGTGGAAGTACATCTAATTTAATTGCAAGTGTGTCGAAGGGAACTGCATATATTAATGGTTATAGATTTAATACAGAAAAACCAACAAAACTTGTTGTTCCTAAACCAAGAACAACTACAACAATTAATAATGAAGCCATAGGTGTTAACTATGGTTCTTTTGTATTAAGTCCTAATATACTAGGTGATTTAGGTATTGCATCATTTGGATTAGTTAATTTAAGAAGTGCAGTTGCACACGGTGGAAGTACTATAGGAACTGCAAGAGTAAGAGCAATCGCAGAAGACGGTGCGAATTATAAAATTTATTTATTTGATATTAATATGAATTCTGCACAGTCTTTTAGAAATGTAAAATCTATTGGTACTGGTACTTTTGACTATGCAGATTTAATCTTAGAGTCAAGTAAAGCAGTGTTGAAAGAGTCTGTACAACAATCATTAGTATTTCCTTTACCAAAATCAAGACCCAAAAACTTAAGTGATATTTCACTTGAAGTACAAAGAATGTTTACGGGTACTGCAAATGAAAGTGGTCAATTGACTCTTAATTTAACTACAAGTGGAGAAACCTTTGTAAACACAGATGATTGGTTAGTCACAATTGACTCGTCTGGATTAACTGACTCTGACGCATCTTTTGGTTCAGTTGGTAGTAATTCAATGACGATTAGTAGTTTGCCTATATCTGGCGATACTGCAGTGACAATTTATGCGAAAGTAAACAAATCCATTGGACAATCCAGAACAAAAACCTTAACAGAAGAAACAACCACTGGAACAACTGTCACAGAAAATGGTGTATCTTTCTTAAAATTACCCAGAGCAGACATAGTAGAAGTCCTATCAATCAAACAGACTGACTCAGACGGTGCAGATTTATCTTCAAAATTTGAAATAGACAATGGACAAAGAATAAACTATTACCAAAATGGTAGACTAATAGTAAGAAAAAATACCTCTGCACCAAGTGGTACAATATTCTCTCGTTATAAGTTCTTCTCGCATGGTGCGACTGGAGATTTCTTCTCTGTCAATTCATACACTGGACAAGTAAATTACGAAGACATACCTAATTTAAGTGTTAGTTCAAGAGAGTCTTTAAATTTAAGAGATGTACTTGACTTTAGAAGTGTAAGAGATAGTGGTGCATCTACGGGTTCGTTTGGAACTATTCACGAACTGCCTTCAAATGGAGACATTGTGACTGTAGACGCAGAATACTACTTACCAAGGTCTGATAAAATAGTTGCAAACCAAGACGGTACATTAAAACTCGAGTCTGGTCAGCCTGGGTTTAGTAGACAATTACCACCTACACCTGAGAATACTTTAAATCTATTTGAATTAAACTTAAATGGATATGGTATTACTGACTCTGATTTATCAACAAGAGTTTTAAAAGCAAAAAGATTTCGTATGGAAGACATTGCAAGGTTAGAAGAAAGAATAGATGACCTTGAAGAAACTACTGCGTTAACATTCTTAGAACAACAAACAGAAACATTATTGATAACTGACTCGTCTGGTACTGCAAGAACTAAGACTGGGTTCTTAGTAGATAACTTTAAAGATAGAGCATTCTCTGATACTCAAGACCCAGATTATCGTGCATCAATTAATCCAGCAACAAAAACTTTACACCCACACGTTTCTGTATTTAACACTCCTTTGAAATATGACTCTGCAAAATCATCAAACACTATATTAAAAGGAGACAATGTTTATTTACATTATAGTCATGACTCTGCAATTGCAAACAGACTTATATCTGGAGTAGAAAATGTAAACCCATTTGCAGTAGTGGTACATGAAGGACAAATCACATTATCTCCTGAGTCAGATGTCTGGGTAAATACTGAATACGAACCCGCAAATGTGACTAATGTAGATGTCACTATTGACCAAGGAGTAATACAAGGACAAGCACCACAACCATTTGCGTGGGGTGGTGTACGATTACCTAATTTTGGAAATACTCTTGGTTTAGCCACAACTAACTGGTTTGGTAATTGGAATTGGAACTGGAATGGGGTAAGTAATGTTGAAGAAGTTAGTGATGTCACTCAGGGTAGAAGAAGAAGTAGAACCTTCTCACGAACAATTACTTCAAGTGAAGTAGTAAACGAAGTCATTGCAGATAGAACTGTATCTTTAACTTTTGTTCCATTCATGCGACCAAGATTAGTATTCTATAAAGTAGAAGGTTTAAGACCAACAACAAGATACTATCCATATTTTGACGGTGTTGCATTTGATAACTTTACTCGTGCGGGTACAAGTGAATTTACAAATGTTGCGGGACAAACTTATGTTGGTAATCAATATCAAGACTTAAACGCACACCCGAATGGAAGTACAAATATAGTCACAGATGCAAATGGTGCTGTTGAAGGTTCTTTCTTAATACCTTCTTCTGATACAAACAGATTTAGAAGTGGTGATAGAGAATTTAAACTATTAGATATTTCAGTTGATAATCAGTCATCTGCGACTTCTTTTGCAAGTAAAATATTTACTTCAAGGGGTACAATTGATACTAGACAACAAGATATTATTAGTACAAGAACAACTACTATTGCAACAAGACAATGGCAACAAGTCACATGGTCAGACCCACTTGCACAAACCTTTATGGTCACTGCACCAAGTGGTATGTTTGTGACTAAGGTAGAATGTTATTTTAAAACCAAGGATACTGCTATACCAGTACAATTACAAATTAGACCAGTAGTAAATGGTGCTCCTAGTTCTGACCACATAGTTCCAGGCTCTACAGTATTTGTAAATCCAACTTCGGTGCAAGTACCAACAACACAAACACAGGCGGCTGCATTAGCAAAACCAACTACCTTTGAATTTACTGAACCAGTATTCTTAAATGGTAATACTGAATACTGTATTGTATTATTATCAGACTGTACTTCATACAATGCATATGTTGGTGAGACTTATGCATTTGAATTAGGAAGTACGGAAAAAAGAATTAACAGACAGCCTTCATTGGGTAGTTTATTTAAATCACAAAATGGAACAACTTGGGAGCCTGACCAAACAAAAGACCTTGCATTTACTATGTTCAAAGCATCATTTAATACTGCGGGTGGTCATGCAACATTTGAGAATGTTCCAGTACCAGATAACTTACTACACAATAATCCAATATTAACTGTTGCATCTGATAGTGATGTCACAGTTCTTATGCCTGACCATGGTTTCAAAGTAAATGATACTGTCACAATCAGTGGATTTGACTCTGCGGGAACTGGAGTTTTAAATGGAATAGACTCTGCGGGTAGAGTAAATGGAACACACACGGTCACTGCAGTGGACGGTAATAGTTATCAGTTTAAAATCAATGTAGGTAATGGAGTCACTGGACTTCCAAATGCCGCTGGTTATGTTGGTGGTGCAAGAGTTAAAACTACTAGACAAGTAGAATTTGATATTGCAATTCCTACTCTTGACAATTTAGTACCAGAAGATACTACTCTAAGTTTCTCTGGTAAATTTATGACGGGTAGTTCACTTGCGGGTAATGAAACAAGATTTCAAAAAGATGCAAGTTTCTCAACTGACTTAGTATTGAATACCGATAATACATTTACCGCACCAAGACTAATTGCAACATCAGCGAATGAAACTACAGAATTAGGTGCGGGAGAAAAATCCGTGACTATTCGTGCAAACATGAATACAACTCGTGCAGATGTTTCTCCAGTAGTAGATACTCAAAGAACTGCATTGACTACAGCACATAACAGAATAGACAATCAGGTATCTGCGGGTGCAACTGCGGGTGTTAGTAATGTTCCTTTACTTTATGTTGCAGAAACACAACCTTTTGGTGGCAGTGCATTAAGTAAACATATAACTAGACCAATAACATTACTTGAAGATGCAATTAATTTAAAAATTCTATTGTCTGCGTTAAAACCAAATGGTGCAAGTTTTGATGTATATTTCAGAACTGCAACAGAAGGACAAGATATAACACAACAAAGTTATACACTTGCAAATATAGAGTCTCCAGTTGCGGCTGATAATGCAAACTTTAAAGAGTATAGATATCTTGCATCATTACAAAATGCAATTGAGTCATTTAATCAATATCAAGTTAAGATAGTGATGAACTCAGTTAACTCTTCTAAAGTACCTTTAATTAAGGACTTACGTATTATCGCACTTGCAACATAATGGACAAAAATAGATATATAAAAGTAGAGAACCAACCACACCTTGTAAGAGACAAGATAAGTGGTGCAATTTTAAATACAGATGTATCTGAGATTAAAAGAGCAAAAGAAATAAAAAGAAAAAACTTGTTAAAAGAACAAGAGATATCAGAAATGAAATCTGATATATCGGAGTTAAAACAATTAGTTAAATTATTGGTGGAGAAAAATGTCAGTTGATAGTAATTATACGGTAATATCTACTACCGATAACTTTACCCAATTAGTAAATAAAACAAATACTATTAGTAAAGAAGTCGGTGGTCTTGCAAGATTAACAACTACAATCGACTCCGACTTAGTTAGTGCGATTAATGAATTAGACTCTGACATAGGTTCTAGACCGCATACTAATTTAACAACATCTGCAAAAACACTTACGGCTGCAATTAATGAAGTATCTGCCAGTACTGGTTCTTTATCTGGGTTAACTGCAGATAGTTCTGGAAAACTTGGTGGATTTAATTCTACTACAGAAAGAAGTACCGTGACTAATGCACTTAATACTTTATCTGCAGATGTTAGAACATTAGACTCAGACATAGGTTCTTCTCGTGCAAAAACTACATTAACTACTACATCTAAAAATATTGTTGGTAGTATAAATGAACTAGACGCAGAACTTGGAGACTCCGCATTAAATACTGGACTTACTGGTATGACAGTAAGAAGAGCATTAAATAAACTTGACTCAAACCATGACTCTGCAATTTCTCAATTAACAACAGACATCGCAAACTCATTTAGATATACTACAATATCTGCGGATACTGGAAGTGATACTGTTGACAGTGCGGGTGGTTCAATCGCAGTTGTCGGAGACGGTATTATTCAAACTAGTATATCTGGAAACAGATTATTGATTGACCATACTGTAGTTGGTGCAACAGATGTTAATAACAGTGGTAAAACATTTGTGCAAGATATTACTATGGACTCTGCGGGTCACGTCACTGCAATAGGTAGTACTGCAGTTAGTGGTATTGTTAACGCAGATATCGCCGCTGGTGCTGGTATTAATGCAGAAAAAATTCATGACGGAACGGTATCGAATACTGAGTTTGGTCATTTAAATGGAGTGACAAGTGGAATACAAAGTCAAATAGACGGTATTGCTACTGCGAATAATAACACAATAACACTTACTGCTGGAACGGGTTTATCTGGTGGTGGAGATTTTACACTTAATCAGAATGCAGACTCTAGTTTTACTTTTAATATAGATGCAGACCAATCTGGTAATATAACTCAGTTTGGACATTCTTCACAAAATAATTTAATTTCTGCCTCTAGTTATTTCCAAATAAACTTTTCAGGTACAGAAGAATTTAGATTTATGTCAAATGGAAACTTTCATGCGGACGGAGATATAATTGCATTTTCAAATACAACTGCATCTGACCGAAGACTAAAACAAGATATTAAAAAAATACCAGGCGCACTTAAAAAAATATCTCAGTTAAGAGGAGTGGAGTATAATTGGAATGGTGACGTTAGATACGGAAAAAATCAAAAATCTCCAACACGTAGTCAAATGGGTTTAATTGCACAAGAAGTGGAAAAAGTTTTACCTAATCTTGTACAGTCTAATTTTGTAATGCATGGAAAAAGAAATGATAACATTGTAGATAGTGACGGTAATATTGTAGAGGAAACATACAAAACAGTAGATTACATACAACTAATTGGTTTACTTGTTGAAGGTATAAAAGAATTACAAAAAGAAGTAATTGAAATCAAAGCAGGTAAAAAATAATGGCACACGGTTTTTATTCAAATCAGGCACACTACGTGCCAACTTCTGGAGAAATTTCTGCAATGAAAATACAAGGAGAAGGAAGAAACTGGCCTGATGCTGGATTAATTTTTACGCCAGGTCAATGTGGTTATGACGAAAGTCAATCATCAAATCCTACTACCATGACATGTCCAATAGAAATGTCTATGCAAGAAACTAGATATCGTAGAATGTTGACACCAGACGTTCAAATGCATGTACAAGTACCTTGGAGACCAAGCGGTACTAGTCCCACTGCCGCAACTGATTTCAAATATCACGAGTCATATTCGCCACCCGTTGGAGATAAACTTCACCCGACAAGTGAAATAAAATGGTCTGACTTTTATGGAAAAAATAAAGTTTATAAAGCACAGACAACTGGTTCAGTATATACTGGTAATGCAATTAATAGAAGTGCAAATGAACAATCATATTACTTTGCTGGAAGTAGAAGTGTAGGTATATCAGTGCCAGGCGTGAATGTCACTAACTATGGTGGATTTGTTTCAAGTTCATTTCCAAGTTGGACAGATGCCGCTGGTTGTACAACTACTTCAACTACGGGTGGTACATGGAGAAGTCATACTAATAATCCTTATGCAACGACAATTACTTTTGGTCATGCGGACAGATATATTGCTGATAGAAAATCAGACGGAACTTATGGAGCAATGAGGGGTATTCCAACTTTAGGTGCAGTGACATGTTTACTATGGTATACTACTAGTCCTGGCATCGGTTTGTCTGCTGGTTATGGTAATCTTGGTATTGTTCATCTAAACATTTTAGGTAGAATATATATTGATAGAAAGTCACTTAACTATATAAGTTGGCCATCGACAGCATCGGCAGTTAGTGGTTGGACATCAAATGGTTTGACCATAGGGCCTAATTATGCACCTTTTCATAACTCAGGAAATCAAAATGGAGTTGACATTTCATATGAAGCACCTAAGGCAAGTAATAATTACTTTGGACAAACTACACTTAGAGCAAAGACACGATTTGATGGCAACGGGTTTACTGCTCTACCCGCAAGTTTATTTCCAACGAGTGGCACCCCCACTGCAACTGAACACCCTATAGGTTTTGCGGGACAATTAGGAAACTATAGTGAAACCACTTAAAACTTATAAATAGAGTCATGGGAAGAAATACGTCAATCAAAACAGAAACTACTGATAACTTTAGTCAGTTAGTTAATAATATGAATAACCAGTCACTTGACGTGGGTGCGACTGGTAAGTTGACAACTACGGTAGACTCTGATATAGTAGGTGCGATAAACGAACTAGACAGTAATATGGGTGCAAAGACATCTCTGACGACTACTGATAAAACAAATATAGTAAACGCAATCAATGAAATAGACTCAGATGTAGGTGCATT